AATAATATAGCTTTAAATTCTGGTTCTTTTACCCTTACAGGGCAAAATGTAGGACTTGTTAATAATAACATTTCTATTGGTCAAGGATCATTTACCCTTAGTGGACAAGATGTAACAAAGGGTATATCTAAAGAATTAAATCAAGGTTCGTACACATTTGCTGGACAAACCGTTGGTGTCGTAGCTAATAATAGAGCACTTAATCCCGGTACATTTATACTGACAGGTAATGATGTACGGTTAATAGCAAATAATCTAGCAGCTAACCAAGGGTCATTTACTCTTAGTGGACAAGATGTAACATTAAACTCAACCCGATCTTTTGTTTTAGATCAAGGTTCCTTTACCTTAACGGGTCAAAATGTAAACATTATAAACAATAATATCCAGTTAGCTAATGGATCATTTACATTAACAGGTCAAGATGTAGGACTTGTTAATAATAATTTACAAATTGAACACGGGTCTTTTGTACTTACTGGACAAGATGTAAACTTAATAGACAATAATATTGTTCTTTCTAATGGCTCGTTTACACTAACAGGACAAGACGTAACATTTGTAAAAAATGTAACCGTTGTAGCAGACCAAGGATCGTTTACATTTACAGGTCAAGATGTACTGAAAAGTATATCTAATGTTATAGACCAAGGTAGCTTTGTATTAACAGGTCAAAATGCAAGGCTTATAGCAAACAATCTTTCTATTGGTCAGGGTTCGTTTACGTTAACTGGTCAGAGTGCTGATCTAAACATTGCAAGAGAAGTAACGTTTAGTATTACAGGACTGTCTATAAATACTAATACAGTTACAGTATCTACTGAAATATTTGTATATGATCCAGATAGCTACTCAAAAGAAAATACTGTTTATTTAGTAGAACAAGATAGGCAAACTAAAGCACACGTAATTGAAGAAAATAATGTGATACACTTAGTAGAGCAAGACAGAAGAAATACTGTTTATGTGGTAGAGCCTGTTAACTTTACAGTGTACATAGAAAAACAAGATAGAGATAATATAGTATATATTGCTGCTTAAAGGATAAATAAATGTCATATAAATGGCCCGATAAAGACCCTGATGAAGTTATCGACTACAGTGTAGATTGGTCTAGGTTTTTAAATACCGACACCATAAGTACTGTTAGTTGGTTTGTTGATAATTCTAGTGGTGTTAAAACTGCAATAGCAGGTGGTGAAACTGTAAATGGACTACAGTTAGTTGCACAAACTAATACAGCAACAGTTGCTACTGCACAATTAGGTTTAGGTACTGCAAACATTAGATACAAAGTTACATGTCGTGTAAGTACAGCAGGTGGCCTTACGTATGAACGTTCTATATTTTTACGGATTAGAGAGAAATAGTAATGGCATATAATTTTTTAAGTTTAGTTAATGATGTAAATAGACGGTTAAACGAAGTAGAATTAACTGCCAATAATTTTGCAGCTACTACAGGGTATTATAGTTTTGCAAAAGATTCTATCAATGCATCTATTAGGCATATTAACCAAGAAGAATATGAATGGCCTTGGAATCATGTAGAAGAAGAAGAGATTTTAGTTGCAGGTGAAGTTAGATACAGCTATCCTTACGATGCTAAAACAGTAAACTTTAATACAGTTAGATTAAAACGTAATAATTCTTTAGGTGTAGATACTAGAAAATTAAAGATAATGTCGTATGAAGAATATATTGCAAAGTATTCTGACTATGAGTATAATACGGATACAGGTATACGTGCTGTACCAACTCATGTTGTAAGAGCACCTAGCAGAGAAATTTTATTTGTACCATCACCAGATAAAGCATATGAGGTTATATATGAATACTATGCAACAACGTATGATTTAGAATTACATTCAGATGTCCCTAGACTACCAGAACAATATAGGTATGTTATTCTAGATGGTGCTATGTATTATGTATATAAGTTTAGAGGAAACACACAAGAATCACAATTAGCATTACAAAAGTTTCAATTAGGAATAAAACAATTACGTAGTCTACACATAAATAGAATGGATTATGTAAGAGATACACGTATTGACAATAGAACGACTATTAATACAAAGGTACTATAATGCCCACAGCATGGCAAACATTTCCTGTAGAGTTTAGGGGTGGGTTAATATCTAACTTAACCCCATTGCAGCAAGGTACAAATGCTGTTGGTTCTGCTACAGTATTACAAAACTTTGAAAATAACAAAGAGGGTGGCTACAGTAAAGTTTTAGGCTACACTAAACACAGTGATACTGCAGTTGCAGGTGAAGATGAAATACTTACAGTAAAGTTAGAAACAGTTTCTAATGTTATTGCAGCTAGAAAAATAAATGCTGCTGCTGTAAGTGCATATAGTTCAGATTTGGTTGCTGGAGACATAGGTAAAACAGCATACTACAGTAGTACAGGATCATCTTGGACTTTTGAAACTAAAACAACATCTTCTAATAGTTTAAAAATAAGGCACACAGAAGCTAAACTAGGAAGTACAGAATATATTGTTTTTGTTGATGGGGTTAATTACCCTATGACGTATAATAAAAATAGTAATACATGGGCAGAACTTACTACACCTACAGATATTCAAGCTGCTAAACATGTAGCATTTTTTATGAATAGAATGTTTTATGCCAAGGATAACTTACTATCATTTACTGACCCTGATACGGTTGGTACATTTGGTAACTTAGGTAGTGGTGTAGATAGTTTTGATGCTGATATAACTGGACTAAAAGTATTTCGTGATCAGTTGTTAGTTTTTACTGAAAAATCTATACGGGTTATTACGGGAACTAGTGAAGCTGATATGTTAAATAAACCTATTACTGAAGATGTAGGTTGTATTGACGGAGATACTATACAGGAATTTGGTGGTGATGTAATTTATTTAGGTCCAGATGGTCTACGGCTATTAAGTGCTACAGATCGTATTGGTGACTTTTCTTTGCAAATTCCATCTGATAGAATACAAAGAACATTTAACGATTTTAAAGCAGGTACTACTAATTTTTGTTCTACAGTCATTCGTGAAAAAGCACAGTACAGAATATTCTCGTACAGGCAAACAGAATCTGACTCTACATCAGCAGGTTTGTCAGCTACTAAGTTTGCAGCACAGGGTGCTGAAGGTATAAACTGGGGTACACTAAAAGGAATACAGGCACATGTAGCAGACAGTGCTATGTTTAGTATAGATGAACGTATTGTATTTGCTAACGACGATGGTTATGTGTACAGGATGGAAAATGGAAATAGTTTCGATAGTGCAAACATAGAAGCTATTTATGAGTCTCCGTTTTTTCCTATTACTGATCCACAGATTAGAAAAACAATATACAAACTAACATATTATATAGACCCTAATGGAACACTAGATATATCATCTAATTTAAAATTTGATTTTGAGCAGTCTCGTACTGACGTAATTCAACCAGCAACTTTCTCTATACAAACAAATTCTACAGGTGTTAGTATTTATGGTGCTGCTGCATCTATTTTCTGTAAAAGACAGAAGTTTACAGCCACTGCATCTCAAACAGCTTTTGTTATTCAGGATGTAGAGTACACTGTTGGAACAGATGTAGCAAAAGTAAATGTAACTATAAATGGTGTAGCTACAACAGCATTTACGGTAGCCAGTGTTGCTGATGGTGATAACTTTGATATTACAGTAACATTAAGTTCAGGTGCAAGTTTAGATGATGAAGTTGTAATTATACTTATACCACCTTCAATTGATGCAGAAACAACTTTTGGTGGGGAGATTGATAAAGTGTACATATCAAATGTAATAGGTTCTGGTAAAACAGTAGCCATAAGGATTACAGACAATTCTGTGAATAGTTCCTTTACATTGGACACAGCAATACTAGAATTTAGTCAACAAGATAGGCAGTAAAATGGCAGGATATACAAAACAAGACACTTCCAATAATATAGCAAACGGTAAAGTTATTGATGCTACAGATTTAGACAATGAATTTGATGCACTGAATGATGCTTTTGATGCTACTACTGGACATGCTCACGATGGTACAGCAGGAGATGGTGGACCTATCTTACAAACTGGACCAGACCAACAGTTTGAATTTAATTCAACTGATATGAAACCTAAATCTGGTGAAACAAGTTTAGACTTAGGTACAAATGCACGTAAATTTGATAACATATATGTTAATACAGTTAAGGCTGGATCAAGTGCAAATACAACAATAGATAATAATGAGTACGATGTAGCTTCGGGTAATCTTACTTTTGATGTAGCTGGTACAATTACACTAAATTCAGACGGTGGTGATGTAGTTCTTGCAGATAATACAGCAACGTATGGATCGTTAACAAACTCTACAGGAGAGCTTGTAATAAAGTCTGGTACTACACCAACAACTGCACTAACCTTTGCAGGTGCAAATGCAACTTTTGCAGGTACTGTTGATACAGGTGGTGTTTTAACATCAAATGCAGGTGTAGTTGTAGACAACATTACCATTGATGGTACAGAAATAGACTTATCTTCTGGTGACCTTACTGTTGATGTAGCTGGTGATATTGTTTTAAATGCGGATGGTGGAGATGTAATACTAAAAGATGACGCAGCTACGTATGGGTCACTAACAAATTCTTCTGGTAACCTAATTATTAAATCTGGTACTACTACTGCAGCTACGTTTAGTGGTGCAGATGTTACAATGGCAGGTACAGTAACTGCAGATTCTGGTGTTATTGTAGATAATATAACAATTGATGGCACAGAAATTGATTCAAGTAGTTCTCTTACTTTAGATGCAGGTGGTGTTGTTAATTTAGATGCAGGATTAGGTCAAGTTTATATAAAAGACGATGGGTCTAATTTTATATTATTTCAAAACTCTATTAGTAATGAAGTAACACTAAAGTCTTTTAGTGATCTTACAATAATAAATGATCACGATGCTGTATCTACACCTTTTCAATACGTTATAAAAGATAACCACAGATTTGTAGGAATTGTTGAGAGTAAAGGATATGAAGTTTCAGTAACTTCTCCAACTACAACTTTTACAATAGATACAAAAACATCTACATCTACATCAGGTGGTAATACTGCTACTAATTTTGTTACTTTGGGTCTACAAACAAACGTAACTATTGATATAGCTAACACTGGTAGTGACATGGATTCTGGTTATTGTACAGTAATATACTTAAAGGTACAAAATGCAGGATCATATACCGTAACATGGGATAATGCAATTGAGTGGGCAGGTGGTGGTTCTGGGCCTACAGTAACTACAGGTCTTTTAAAATCAGATATATTTCAATTTACAAGACTAGGTGATCGTTGGTATGGTAGCATAATTGGTCAAGGTTACATTATATAATGGACGTTAATTTTTTCAATACATTTTTTGATTCCGTAGATATTACAGCACTTGCAGGTGGTGCAAGTGGTGACGTTTTGTACACATGCCCAAATAACTACAATGCTGAAGTAACTTTACTGTGTATAACAAATGATGCATCTAGTACAGCTAGTGGATATATACAATATTATCATTCTGATGATGACTCTTATTATAATCTAGCTAAAAATCATACAATATCAGGTAGTGATACCTATCACTTTATCACTAGTCAGAGACTATACCTTCATGCAGGAGATAAAATAGTAGTCTATATGGGTTCAGGTAATACACTAGAGGCTTCTATATCTGGAAAAGAATATGTAAATAGGACAAGAAAGGCATAGAATGGCAGACTCTAAGTTAACATCAGAAGAACTAGAAGCAATGTTAGATCGTGCAGCTAAGAGAGGTGCATCAGCAGCACTTCGTGAGCTTGGCTTACAGGATGATGATGCGGCTAGTGACCTACGTGAAATGCGTAGTCTGCTGGATGCTTGGAGACTTACCAAAAAAAGTATATGGTCCACTACTGTAAAGATGGGAACAGTAGCAGTATTAACATTTATAGCTACAGCAGTTTGGATGACCTTCGGTAAATAATTTATAAGCAGTAGGGAGGTGCTTATGATTGATCCAGTAACTGCTATTGCAGGTGCTACGGCTGCTTTTAATATGCTAAAGAAAGGCATAGCTGTTGGCAAAGACCTGCAAGACATGGGTGGTCAACTCTCTAAGTGGGCAGGTGCAATAGCAGACTTAGAGTTTGCTGACAAACAAAACCGTAAACCTGCATGGTATAAAACGTTAGGTGGTGGGGTCCAAGCACAGGCTATGGAAATATTTGCTGCCAAACAAAAAGCTGCAAATATGAGACAAGAACTTAAGGATTATATTTCTGTAATGTATGGTCCTAGTAAATGGGAAGAAATACTTGAGATTGAAGCAGATTTACGTAAACAGAAAAGAGAACATGAGCACAGACGAATGGAAATAAAACAATCAATCATAGAATGGTCTGCAGGTATTGCAATCTTTTTACTTAGTGTAGGTAGTTTAGCTTTTTTTGTATGGATAGGAAATAAATAATGTTACAATTCGGTGGATTTAAACCAGAAGCACAGAAAAGAATAGCCAATAGACTAGGCTATTTTGGTGATATGTCTATGTTTAATACATATCTAGCTCAAAATCCTGATAA